ATAAATAAAATGATAAATTTACTGTGTCTTGAGAATTTGGTATTCTTGTTCCAATCGGAGCTAAATTATTAGCACTTGAAATTGCATACCAATTATAATACTTTCCTAAAGAAGCATTATTTGAATCATACTCCCAATATGCCCAAGCAGGAGTTTCTGATTCTAATAAATCAAACCAATTTGTGTTGTCTGTTGCTTCAACAATTTGTACTCCATTTCTAAACTGAGTTACTTCAAGATTTTTATTTGACCACATTTGGCTTCCTATTCTAACAAAATCATCTGCATTATATAAAATAGGTGTACCCTTCGCCGTTATGGTCATTGAAAATGTACCAACACTATCAAATGAATAGTTGGAAGAAATATCAGAAATAAATCCATACCCTTCTTCAAATTCATCGCCCGGCTGTGGCACTTCTGGAATAATCTTGTAATAAATAAGAAGCTTTTGATAAGCTAAGACACGAAGATTTGTTCCACTTAATTTATCTCCTTCTGGATCTTGTAAGTGAATGCACTCAAAGTTGTATGATATGTCTGAAAGGCCAGCCAATTTTTTTTGACCACACCAAGAGTTAGCATCAATGACATTGACGCTATCGTTCTTTGTAATGCTTTTCAGACATACAACTGTGTTATTGATAGTCTGACCTCTATCAATGGTTTGAATAATCAATAACATAGAAGATGGCTGAACTTTATGCTCTGCCATAATCTATATTTTAATCCCAAATAGTTAATGATGGTGTGCCATAAGCTTGGAAAGTTCCACTGAATGTTCCAACTGAATCAAAAGCATAAGTGCTTGATAATTCACTTAAAAAACCAGTACCAGTTTCAACCTCATCTCCAACTTGTAAATTCTCTGGAGCGATTTTCCAACCAATTGTTGTTTTAGCTCTTAACAATTGTCTTAGACTTGTTCCAGATATTTTACCACCACTTGGATCTTGCAAATGCTGACCTTCAAATGTATAAGATAAATCTAAAACTCCCGGAGACTTATCTGGTCCACATGCTGAAGCTGCATCGACAACATTTACTGATGATGTTTTACCTACTGATGTTAAACATACTACTGTATCGTAGCTTGTTCCACCTGCTGGATCAATGAATAATAACATTGTCCCACCTTGTACTTTGTGTTCTGACATTTTTTATTGTTTTTATTTTATTTTAAAAATATCTAATTGCTTTTGTTGCTTTATTTGTTGTTTTTAAAGTAGAAATAAACGCTTGTTCTGCCGCTCTATATACAAGAGCGTGAGTTGCATCTACTTCTGTTGAAGTCCATAAATCAACACCAAAATCATATCTTGAAGGAACATTTTGTCTTATAATTACTACTTCATCTTGAGATGGTATAACCCAATCAGAATATCCATCATATTCAAAATCAAGTATATAATGAGATATACCCGGATTAGTTTGAGCTATCATTATATCTGAATTTGTTTGCCCAGAACCTACACCAGTATTATTTGCATTAATTAATGTGCCGGGTTCTGCCCAAGGAGCAGAATTTTGCCATGGACCAACTTCGCCATTATTTTTATTAATAATAAATCCATGCTCATTTGTTTCATCAAGATATGCTATATATCCACCTTGATATGCATCTCCAATATTCAAATTCCCCGGGCCGGGAGCTTCAATAACTTCTAATGAAAATGTATTTGAAGCTTGTTGCATTTCATCATCTGTTACAATAACATCAAAGTTAGATTGTGCATGTGCAACAGTTGGAGTTCCGCTTATAGAGCCATCTGTTATATCATAAGATAATCCAGTTGGTAATTGTTGTTCTAATTCATAACTATAAGGAGTAAAACCACCGCTTCCCATAACTGGTCTCCATCCGCTTGTTGCTTCATTTATTGTAAGACTTATAGTAGGAGTATTATTATTTACTAAAACTGCTCTTAATGTTCCTGTTTCAACAATTACTGTTGGATTGCCATAGCATTGTAAACTTCCAGTAAACGTTCCAACACTATCAAAAGAATATGTGCTTGATAGTTCACTAAAAAAACCAGTTCCATACTGAGTTTCATCTCCTGCAATTGGATTCTCTGGAGCTATCATCCATCCTACTGTATTTTTATTTCTTGCTAAAATTGTTAAATCACTACCAGATATTTTTCCAGTGTTTGGATCTTGCAAATGTTGCCCTTCAAATGAATAAGTTATTTCTAAAATTCCCGGAGATTTATCTGGGCCACATGCAGAAGCTGCATCAACAACATTTACACTATCCGATACTCCAACAGATGTTAAACATATAACCATATCATAAGCATCATTGCCATTTGGATCAATGAACAATAACATGTTGCTGCCGGGTATTTTATGATCTGACATAATTTTTCTTATTTATAATACAAATATATCTTGCTTAAAGGTAAGAATTCTTGAAATATAAACTCTACCATTTAAATTTCCGTAGTTTTGAGTTTGTGTATTTACTGTCAAATTTAGCATTTGTAATCCATATTGCGATAAATCAAGCACATTATTTTGACCAGATTTTATAGCATTGATTATATCGTTTACTTTAGTATTCAATAACTTAGTATTATTATATTTAAAATCCCATGAATGAACTGCCAATTGGATAATTACATTTATATCTGGACTATTTTTTGTTGATGTTTCATTTGTTGAAATATCTCCAAATACTGCATATAATTTATCTGTAAGATTATCTGGTTCTTCGCCTTCATAAATTGGAATATCTAAAGCAGAAATTGCTTCGTAATAAGCTTGCATTAATGCTGAATTTATATCTATCATCTTAAAACTGCTTTTATATCGTTCATTAAGATAGGCATGTTTTTATCAACTGCCGGTCTTAAAAATGGCCTTGCTTTTAATCCTTCTCTTAATATTTTTAATGCTATTTGTAAAGCAAGTTTATTGTCATTTTCCTTATTCTGTTGATTATTTCCTAATCTTCTTTTTGATTTAACAGAATAACTGCCAGTTTTTATTCCTTTTCTTTTCATCCACTTGGCAATTGTTAAAACAAAGTCGGTAAAATTTCCACCTCTATCAGATTTTCCTTTAAACTTATTTGCCAATGATTTCCATTCTTGAGGAAGTGATGATACATAAGCAGCAGCAAATTTTCTTGTTCCAAATTCAACATAAGGAGCATAATAAACACTTGCTACAACTGATGCACTTTTCTTCCCATACTTTGCGCTTATTGAGTTTAATAATCTTCCAGTGTCAACCGCATCATTAGAAACGTATCTTTTAGCATCCATTGCAGTTCTATCTGCAAAATCATTTAAACAAGCTTGTATTTGCTTTTCTTTTTCCTTAGAAATGTTTTTAAACTTATTTATTGTTCCTTCTAATCCTTCTACCTTAAAAGTTATCATTAATAATAAATTATTGTATCTTTTTCATCTGTTTCAAATGGTATTCCAAATTCAACTGTACCTAATGTGCTATTATACACAACCTCTTTGCCTATTGGTGTTCCAGATGTTTTTAATATAAACTGAATTCCATCTTTGAATACCAAGAAAACATTTTGACCTATCAATGTTGCATCTGTAATAGTAGATTCTCCACCAATACCAATATATTCGTATTCTTTTATGTTTCCTGTGTCCACTGGTGTTTCAGAGTTTATTTGTGAATCAATTTTAGAACATTTTATTACTTCAAAATTTCTTGCATATTCATTATTTACTGAAATGCTATTTATTTCGTATTGACATCCATCATATTCAATTGTATCATTTGATCTTGTTGGTCTTTCTAATTCATATCTTAAAATGATAGTTGTATCATAATCCCATTTATGTTGATCATAATCTTGATTAGGCCTACCAGATCTTGTATTGTATAAATCAAGATTAATCCAATTGCTTGCTCTAACCTCTGCCCATTTATACCATGAAGCAATTCCTAATGGCTCTAAACCGCCAAACTCATTTTGTACTGCCGTCCATCTTCTTATTTTAACCCTTCTATTTAGTTTATATAACACGTCTTAATGGTTTTAATATCATTTCGCTAATAGGACCTAAATTACCAATTGTTGGTACATTCTTATCGTAGATATGATTTATTGACTGCGCTCTGTTATCATACAAATAATACACAGTGTTTAATAAAGCTAATTTAAGGCGATTTGGAAGCACTTCGTAGCCTGCTTGATATACAACAGTCAAATTGCTTTCTTTTGGTGTTAAAAGCCTTTTAAACATGCTACCAGATATTGTGTAGCCATCATCAATATCCAACTCCTCATTTTCTGCATTTGTTACAGATATTATCTCTACATTTGGTCCGTATGGCAAATATATTCCGCCATTTGGATTGTCTATATTTGCAGTAAGATTATGAACTACAAAACCAATGCCAGTATAATCTTCGCACATCTCTCTTGCAGTAACTATCAATTCAGTAATTAAAGCATCATCAGTTCCAATATCAATCTTACAAAAATCTTTTGTTTCTGTAAGAGTGATTGGCTCAACAATTACTCCATCATCAAATTGCACATCCAAAATCGAATTATATCCTACCATAGTTTTTATTTTAAAATGCCCCACCCAACTTGGGCAGGGCAAATTATTACACAATCAATCAAAACAAATTATGCTACATTACCTAAGTCAAGAGCAATAGCCGAGCTTGGTAACATTAAGTTGATTTCTTCTTGACACTCAAT